AATTTTGACGATAGATCCGTTCCAAAGAAAAGAAATCCAGGGAGATCCCCTGATATGGTTATAGAACAAAGAAGGCAAAGATTATACAAGAGACAGTTGGAAGGTTTGCCAGCAAGACATCTCGTTTTGGAACATTCTTCCAGAGAAGGAGTTTGCGTTAAAACCGCATGGAACGACTGGAAAGAAGTGACAAAGTGGAATGAGGAAGATTGGCAGAAGGATAGAGAAAATATGATAGCCAGGCTTCAAGCTATGAGGGTTAGACTTTTTGATAAGGCTTGCAAAAAAGGTCAGTTTCAGACTGCTGCTCAAATATTAGATTCGCTAGGTAAAGTAGTAGGGGAGAGTGTAGAGACTGTAAACATAAATGCTCCAGAACTAGCTATACGAATAGAAAATCCCACACAATAATATTTTTTTTTGTCTAAAATTTTTCTTACATCATTTTATTATTTTTCTCCCTGGAGAACTTTCACAATGTCAACCGCACCAATAAAAAATTAAAATTAGTAATTTACAAGACAACAAGAAAGAAAAGAAAAAACCCAAACAATAAAAACCACATAGTAATAATTATTTTATGACATAAAAAAAAACTCTTCCTGGAATAGAAAGAGTTAATAAATTAGTTTTGATTTTGTTTTTTAAAATCCTACATAATCAACAACATTAATAACTGATAAATCAGAATTGCCTGTTTCTTTTATGTAGTCATCAATATCTAAATCAAATTCATTTAGAAATTGTTCACATATGTTTTCATCAAGACAGCCATCATATGTGTAGTTTAATATTCCCTCTAAATAATAACTTCCTAATTCTTCAATAAAGATTTCAGTCTCTTCCTGGAGAGTATCATAGAAGTTGTTGAAATTATCAAAATTTAATTTGATGTTGGGAATAAGAAAAGAAATAAATTTTATCATCTTATTTGTTTTGTAAGTAAACAGAATATGAAGATAGAACAGAATCTATTTTGTTTGTTCTTTCCTGGAGAGTTTCTTTTATGTTAGTTGCATAGTGCTGACCAACACTTGCAAAGAAAACTAAAGACAGTAAATAAATAGTTAATACTTTCATTTTTTTTTTGGTAGGAAGTGTTAAAAAATTTTTCTTCCCTTAATAGACATTATAAACCCTTTTCTAATGTTACACAATAGAAAGAGTTTACAATCTTTAATAATTTAATATTCTTTTAATTATCTATACTCTATTTCTTCTTTCTTTCCGTCACTCCATTCTTCGACTTCATATTCTAAAAACATATCATTAGTATTTCTTTCTTCTAACCATTCTTTTTTCTGTTCCTGGTTTTCAAAACTAATTACATAATGACGTTTACAAACACAATAAACTTCTAATTCTTCATTCATTTTTTTTTCTCCTAGTTAACTTAAAAATAATATTCATTTAATATCATGCTACCCATATCATAAATAGCTTCATATTGTAATTGTCTTATCAAATCAAATACTGTCATATTAGGATTATCTATATTTAATTCTCTTAACTCTCTAAAAGATCCACGCATGATATCTCCTTTTAACCATTCCACTAAATCATAATTATAAATATCAACTAAAGAATCTACAATCTCAGGAAGAACATCTTCCAAATTTTCTGTATCATATTCATTACAGAAATTCTGTAATAAATCAGTTATAACTTCATATCTCCAATTGTTTGGAAGTTCGTCCTGGTGTAATTTTCTTACGAATGATTGATAATCTTTTTTTGATTCTTCTTTTAATTCGATATGCCCTGATGGATCAATTAAAAAAGCATCATAGAATTTTTTTAAAGAATCTTTTTGTGTTGTTAATTCCATTTTTCTACTCCTCTACTGGATTATTTTTTACCCATTCCATATAATCTTTTTCTCTTTCAATTTCTTCTAATATTCTTTTTTGGTGAAAATCATTAAATCTTTTTTCTTTTTCTTCTTCAGTTAAACTATCCCATTCTAATTTTTCTATTACTTTGTTTAATTCAGTAATAGCATTATTAGAAAATTGTTTGATAAATTGTTTTTTATCTTGTTTAATTGCATTGTTAATACATTTTTGAATTAAACAATTTTGAAATTCTGTTAATTCCATTTTGGTTTTTTGTGAGAAGTGAATAAAAAAAAATCTTCTCTATAATTTGTATTGTAGTACAATAGAGAAGATATGTAAAGTAATTAATAAAAAAAGTTTTTTAATCTCTTTTTAATATAGGCATTATTAAATAATTTAGAACTGGATTAAATCCCTCTAAAGTTTCAAAAGGATTTTTAATATCCCATCTTGCAGTAATTATAAAAGGTGTTGTTGATTTATTACCATTAAAAGTTATAGCTTTATTTGATGATAATTTTTTTACCTGGTTACAAAATTGCCCTATATAATCACAATTAAAGGAAAATTCTTTTTCAAAATTATTAGTGAAAGAATCAGGAATTAACTGCTCTATATTCGGATACGATCCAACTATTTGTTGGTAATGAATGGAAGATAAGAAAATTTCTTCATTCATAAAAGTAATTAAATTATCAGTAATTAATACTTTTGTAGCCTGTTTAATTTGACTTTTAAATACTACACCTGGAATAGTAATGTCTTTATTTAATTTAAAGCCTAATTCGTTATTAGGGAATTTAAAATAAAATAATCTGTGACCATCAGTAGATGCAACTGTAATTTCATCATTTTCTACTTTTAAGTGAACACCCATTAAAAGTTGCTTTGCATAATCCTTAGATACAAACTGACCAGCTACTCTTAAAAGTTCATAAGGAATAACGGCAATTTTTGTTTCATTCTCATAAATAGCGTATGGACTTGAAACCTGGTTAACTGTTGTTGTTGACATTTTTTTATTGATGAGAGGGAATAAAGTAAACTCTCAATTAAAGTATTACATTAGATATTATGTAATGTCAAACTTATTTTATCAATTATCTTATAAACCCTATAATTAAACTTGATATTTCCTTTATCTAGTCTTATAACTTTAATTAATGAACTTACTATAAAAAGTAATTCCCAAGTACTAAAGGTTACAGTAATTTTATTGCTATTACTGAAGATTTTAACAGTTTTCATGTAATTTGATATATATAAGTAGTTTTAAATTAACGTATTTTACATTAAAGGCAATTTTTTATTTTTATGAAAGTGAGAATTTTTTTATTTACATTTTTTATTTTCTCATGTACTATAGTAAGGAACTTAGTTTTTTAGACTAACCAAAATGAAAATTTCTGAAAATTCTCAAAGTCAATTCATTAATTATGTTTTAGACTTTTACGGCCAAAGTGGTATATATCCACTAGCCGATCCAGTTATTCACAATAAATTTGTTGAATACAATGATGTATTAAAGGCATTTAAAAAATACAAAAGCCTTTTAGATGCTGCTGAACAATTAGAAAAAGAAACAAAGACTGAAATTCTTTATTCCTGGGGTGATGGCGATAGTTTAGACAGGGAAAGAGTAAGAGATATTCTCTTACAGAATTACAACTTTCAATGGACTAATTAAAATGGATAAAATTGATCTCTATTCTTTATTAGAATCCCATGAAAGGGAATATATATGCGAAATAGTCGGAGAGGCTATAGCTCGTAATTATGGTACTGACCAGGTAAATAATTTTGTTTGGGATTTATTCGCTGAGAGGATTGAAGAATGAATATTACTGATGAAAATTACAAAGGTATATTTTTAGAGGACTTTGTTGATTTTGATTTAGAAGAACTTTATCTATTAGAGGAAGTTTTAAATGCTGTTAAAAACAACAAACCAATAAAGATTGATTCTGACCAAACAGAAATCCTTAGTCGTATCCAAGCTAAAGTTTTGATCCTTACTGTGCAACCATAATGGATAGAAAAGAAGCAATTAATCTAGCCTTAACTTTATTTCGTCAAGACTTGGATAGAAATGATGTAGTAACTACATTGATTAAATCCAACATTCCAGAATCTACTGCATACAGATATGCCAAAAAAGCATTAGATCAGTATGAATGGGAAGAAGATAAACAAGACGATCCAAAAAAGTGTTTTGAACTTAAAGCCCTGGACACTATATATAAGGCTATGAAATGGGCTGAAACAAACCAAGATACAGAGTTGGCTGTTAAATATGCCAACTTATATATCACTAACAAAAAGAGGTTAAAAAAATGACTGACTCATTTATGCACAATCATCAATCAGCACTTGATAGTTTTATGGAAGATAAAGCTATCCAGGATTTAGAAGATGCGGGTATATATCCCGTACCAGATAATGATGATATTCTCGAAAGACTTTTTGAAGAAGCCTATAACGAGATAAAAGAAGATAACATTCTTCAGTTAAATGAAGATGATCTTATATTCGCTGCTAAAACAAGAGCACAAAGAAGATTCCAAGAACTACCCGAACCAGGAGATTATGATGACTAATTATCCTTTTGAAGAAATTGAACAAAAAGAGTTCAACTTAAAATTTTCATTTTCAATGTTAATTAAAACTATTATGTTTATTCAAAAAGTTAGATCACTTTATCCAGATGAAAACAATCCAGTAAATATAGACTCTATTAATTTAGAAGATGAAATAGTAGATCAACTGATTGAAGAAGACATTGATACTTTAAACAGTTATTTTAGAAGAGTAAATTTAGATAAACAACTAAACGACAGCTAACTCTTTTATCTGTTCCTGGAACTTCATACAGCGTTCCATAAAACATATTTCACTAGACCGCAGTGCGAGACTATCCAATAGTTTCAACTGCGGTTTTCCACTTCTACGAGCTATACATACTAAAGCCTGGTTACATTCAATTCCAGTAAGTTTTCTTAGTGCATAATTATACGCTCCAAGTTGATGACAATAGTTCAATAACATTTCATCACTTCTTACCTCTTTAGACGTTTTCCAATCACATATCGTTAACTTTCCATCAATATCTATTAAAGCGTCAGCCGTGCCAGCAAATCCATAATCCTTGTCATAAATACTAAATTCAATCGCATGAATGGCCGTTACACGTTCCAATATGAATGA